TTGAAAATCTTTTGCTTGAGCAACAGCTTTGTTAATTCTGTTTTGTGCATAAGCAGCTTTCTTTTCAACTTCGCCTTTGTCTTTGTTTTCTTCTACTACCTTGTCACTGGTTTCAAAGTTTTCTTGAATAGTGTCTTCTTCAATAGATTTAAGTTCATCTTTGTTTTCTTCAAGATCAATGAACTTAGTTTCATCAGAAGCTTCTTGATCAGCTCTTTTACCAACTGGTAAAGCAGCTTTCTCTACTTGCTCTTCTGAAATATCTGGTAAAGCATATTCTTGTTCAGCCATAAATCACCTATAAAGTTTTAATATCATCGGGATCATTAATGGTACCGATTACCTCGTCATCATTAATAATTCTTACTTCGTGATTGTCTTCTAAACGAAAGCGAGCTCCCGCATATCTGCCAATCAATACCCAATCTTTTTCTTTACACCAAGCCTCGCCTTCAAATTTATCGTCTTCTTTATATGCGGTAGGACCTACTTTTAAAACATAGGCAACTACTGTAGCTAAAGATTCTCGATCTAAAGTAGATGTGGTTAAGTGTATGCCACCTTCGGTTACGCCTTTACCCTTGTAAGGTAAAACCAATATACGCCAGCCAGTGGGATTAGGCATTCTTTCAAGTAATGATTTATCTAGCAATGTAGGATCTAAAACTCTGTCTTCAGTTTTGACATAAGCTTTATCTACATCTGATCTTGCTGCTTCTTCTCTTTCCTTTTTTCTTTCTTCTGCGATGTGGTTAGGAACTGCTAGTTCGGTCATCGTTAATCCTCTTCTTGCAGCACTTCTCTTATTTCAGATTCCATGGTGCGAAGTGCTGTTAACTCACCAATGTGAAATCTGTAATCTTCAACGGATTTTATATTACCTGCACCCAATGTTTCAAGTATATCTTCTTGTCTTTGTCTAATTTTTTTTAATAGCCATTCGGCTAAATTGAGATCTTCTGCCATTAATTTTTATGAATATCTAGTTTTCTTCCTTCTGTTTGACATCACTTTACCACAACCTTTGTGGTGTTTTCGTATTAGTTTGCCATCTTTAGCGAAAGTTTTTACGTTGGTAGGTTTGCCTCCCGGATTACCAGCTGCACGTTTTCTTTTAACTGCGCTGCTTCTTTGTGCAGCTGTCATGCTTTTAGCTTTTGATCTGGGTACGCATTTAGGATATTTTCTTTTAGAACCTTTTACTTTAGCTCGACCACACTTTTGAAACTTACCTTTTTTCTTTGGTGCGCCAATATCAACCCAATCGCCTTTGGGTCCTTTACCAAACCATTCTGTTAATCCGCCGCTAGGCTTTGCCATGTTTTTTCCTTATTATTTTTTTCCTTGTGCAAATATTTTAACTTGTTGAGTTTTTCCTGCAACTTTCTACCATGATTATCTCCAAGCTGGTCCTTCTATCCAAGTCACTAGGCTTTTTCTAATTCCTTTAGTAACTGGATTTACCTTGTGCGGTATAAAAGAAGGAAAAATTAAAACTCTACCTTTCTCTCTTAAAGTATTTCTATCAGGAGGATTTTTTAAAATATCATTATCGAATTCAAAATCACCTCCTTCATATTCATCTGAATCAGATAACTGTATGGTCATACTAAGTTTTCTATCATACATTTCTCCTCTGCCTGCAAAACTATCTATATGTCTATAATAAAAACCTTTGTTAGCTGCTAAGTATTCTGTGTATTGAATATTAAATATTCTTTCAATATCTAGCCCAAAAATTTCTCTATTAACATCACAAAATAAATTAGTACAAAGATTAGTTAATTTAGCTGTATCGTCTGTACGTGGGTCTATCCAACGAATTTGAGACCTTCTAAGATCTTTATCTTGCGTAGCATTTTTACCTATTTCTCCGCCAATCACTCCCATTTCCTCTGGGAACTGTAACGCCATATTTTTTATATCTTCAATAATATTATTTGGTAATGCTTCAGGAAGCAGAAAATGAAGGCTTCTCATATTAGTTACGAACTTCTGTAACCGCCACCACGTTTTTTATAAGTTCTAACTAACCAAGCGTTAGCATAAGCTGAAGGATAAACTTTAAATTTACGTTTGGCCTCTGCTTTTACTCTAGCGTATAAAGCTGGATTAGTTGGTTTAGAACCGCCTTTCTTTTTAGCTTTACCGCCTTTTTTTAATTTTAAAGCACTTAAAGATTTAGCTTGTCTAGCATGAGTTTTGCTAGCTTTGTTTAAAGCTTTAACAACTTTTTTTACAGTTTTTTTATTTCTAGTATTTGTAGCCATTTAACACTTCCACCTTTTTCTTGCTTGTCTTAATCTTGAATTAGGATTCTTAGCTGCTTTAGGAAACTTCTTCATTTGTCCAGCTGATCTAGCACAAAATGATTTACGTCTCTTAGCTGCTTTACTACCCTTCTTCACCTTGCCAGTTACGGCAGTTTTTAATTTAGAACCGGGGTTCAGCTTCCTATATTTTCTGACTCCTGCTGCAGTCATACCTGCACCTTTTTTAGTAGGTCTAAAATTCTTTTTATTTTTGGAGGGCATTTTGCCCTTTGGACTTTTTCTAGTGGTCTTTTTAAGTTGTGACCTAGTAATTGCCATAGCCTTTTAAGGTGCTAGGGCCAAGGGGAGAAGATTGAAAACTAGGCCCTAGCGTTTTTAATCTTATCACATTCATTAATTTCCTCTATTCTTTATCAGCAATTCTGCTTTTTTTATTCTAGCGCTAGAATCTAATCTATCACGACCTAAATCATCTTTCATCTCGGCAATCGTTCTAGCAACATTTAATTTTTCTCTAGCTAATTCCATTTGCTTCATGGCTTGCATAGCATCAAATTGTTGTCTAGCTGCAAATTCTTGGCTCTTACGTTCTACATCTTGAGCCTTAATATCTAATTCTTTATCACGCAAAGCTACCAATGGGTCTGCTGGTGGCGCTGGTGGCACAAATGCCATATTGATTTGCGACATCAGTCCAGCTTGAATTTGTGACACATCTTTCGCAATCGCTTCATCTATTTTTTGCTGTTGTTGCATAGCCATTTCTGGTGGCATTTCCATAAGCATTTGTTGTATTTGCATAAACTCTGGGTCTTGCATATTTTGCATGTCGACAATCTCAGCGGCACGTAAAGCTACATGTTGATAAACGTGTGCTTGAATGTTAGTCATGATAATAGGCTCAATCATTACTGAACTTGTTTGTGCTAATGAGATATGCACATTGATGTGCGCATCATGATCTTGTCCAGGGAAGGCTTGACAAGGTTGCCCTTTAATCAACAAAGCGTTTTCACTTGCTGGATCAGTTGGCATCGGTTGTGGCGGTGGTGGCAATAACTGTTCTATGTTCTGCACACCCATCGAAGCATACATTCTGCGATACGCTTCATAGATACCTTGTATGCCATGAATCTCTGGGTTTGAATTTACGACTTGTAATATTTCATTAGCCAACATAACACGCTGACTCATGGAGAAAATATTTGGATCTGAAACTGGTAGTACATCTACGCGTTCATCAAAGTCCATTTGTTTAATCATGCCGTCACCAGCAGAACTCATGTAAGGATATTCTGGTGGTAAGTAATCAGCGAATACTTTGGCTAATAAAATAAATTCAAATCTTTGTGAAGAATGCAATCTTTTATGGATTGCTGACATGACTTTGGTACCACGCTCTAGTAAAGCTACGGTAGTACCAACTGGCATGTTTTGGTTAGCGTCACCTATTTGCATTTCAGCTAAGGCTGCAAATTTTCTGCCACTATCTACTAAGGTACCTAGCAGATTAAGTAAAGTGCCAGATGGCTCTTTAAATGGCAGTGGGACAAAAGCATCTCGTAAGCTCCCGCCTGGAGCATCCATGTCTCTGAACTCGCCCGGCTGTAGCGGTTGGTCATCGTTTCTGATACGAATACCTCTTGCTTTAAAACCAGCTGGTAAGTTAGACAATGTACCAGCATCTATCAATTGTCTTAGAATAGATGTTGACGCTTTTGATAACCCACCAATCATGTGAGTTAACCCAAATCCATAGAAACCTAAACCCGGTAAAAACTTATAATGCACAAAATAATTTATGCGTTTTTTCAATGGGTCGTTTTGTCTGTAGTTTCTTCTAATCGATAATACTTCGTTAGTAGTAGTTGAAAGCGTAATCACATAAGGTAATTTAATTCCTGTAGGTTCACCTTCAGCATCTACATCTTCATACCCTGGAATATCTAAGTCAGTATGCACTTCATAAAGTTCACATTGATCGCTTTCGCCATAGCTAGGTTCGACACCTTGCAATTCATCTATTTCTTCTTGGATAGAATCTGTATCGGTATCGACTATCATTGATTCAGATATATCGACATCTCGGTAAAATCCAGCTTGTTGTAATTTTTTAATATCGTTCATAGACATATCAACGATATGCGTAATTCTGCCAGCACTATAAATATCAGTTGTGGCATAAGGCACAACTAAATCTTCTGCTGGAATAAATCTAGAAACAGCACGGCCTAAATTTTGATCGTAGTAAACTTTTCTGAATGCCGAACCAGATAATGGTAAATAAAATAACATTTGATCTGTTTCAGTATCGTATTCTTCCATGACATTCATCAATTGATAGTTCATGAATTCACTAACACGACCAGCTTGTGCTTCACTGTCTGGATTTTTAGCACCAACTACTTGAGTTCTTACTGGACCATTCGATGGTAGTATTTCTTTGTAAGCTTGTGCTTGAAACTGAGTTACCGATTCTGCTAACAATGGATGCATAACGCCAGAGGCACCCTCGAAAGGTTGTGACCTTTCTTCATAATTCATTCCTAAAGTTTCTAAACCTTCCTTGTAAGTATCTTCCCAACCTTGTCGTGAGGATTTGTCGGCTTCTACGGCGTCAACTAAATCACTGTAAATATCATCGAGCTCATCTTGCTCTAAATATTCAGCTAAGTTGTCATTGAATTGTTCTGATAAATCTGGCGTTAACACCGAACCAAAGGTTAGGGTTCCATCTTCCCCGCGCTCGAAGACAGATAAATCTATCTCGATGTCTTCTGGTACTTCGACGTTAATTGTTTTGTCTTGATTATCTACTTCTAAATCTATTAGATCATCAGAACCTATTGCTTTATCTATATCTGCCATTAGTGTAATACTCTTTCATCTTTATCAAATATTTCGTACAAGTCATCGTAAAGAGAAATTATATCTTGTAATTCCCCAACTACAGTAACTCCCATCTGTTCCGCTATATTTTCTGCTATTTCTGAGCTACTAGCAAATATATTAGGTCCTTCGTAAATTGTGTTTTCACCTTGTACCCTAAACTCAGTCAAATATATTTTTACTTTCGAGTTTTTTTGAGTCATCTACGTGCTCCTTGTCTAAGACTTTTTTCATTTTATCTTCAGCAGAGTTTAACAATTTTTTAGCATGGTTGCTAAGTTTTACCCCATAGGCAAATGCTTCGATAGATTCATCAAGACTGAGATTATCTTTCTCTAAATAATTTGTGATATTGGTAATCTTCTCCATCGTCTCTTCGTAAGAGAGATCCTCAATCTTCTTTGACATAAAAAATTATTTTTTATCTTTTACGTTGCTCGCTACTACAGTTGCAGCTGTTACTCCGCCGACGGTGCCTGCTACTTTTCTGTTTCTTTGTATTCTTTTTTTAGTTTTTTCTGCTTCTTTAATTACGCCAGAATAGTCTTGTTTGCTGTAAAGACCATAATCTTCTTTTTGATTTTTTATTTTTGGTTTGTATTTGTTTATTAAACTTGAAGCTACTTTTTTAACTACACCACCTGCGCCAAATTTTAAAGGCATTTCATCTTTAGGTTTTTTTAAACCTAAAGGACCCGCTCTTTCCATACGTTTTATTCTAGCGTCTCTTCTTTTCTTTTTTGTACCTTCTGTTAAAGCGCCAAGTTTTTTATTTTTTGACATGGGTTTTTTTGGTTGACCCGGCATAGTAGCAGGTGCTGGCTTTTTTCCTTTAGAAATATCTTTTACTATATTTTTCTTTATTTTTTTATCGTAAGACTTTCCTTCTTTTCTAACTTTTTTTGCCGCTTCTTCAGCTTTTTTTAATCTTGCTTGTCTTATTTTTGCAGCAGCTTTTGCTAATTTTGTTACTGACATAATTATCTCCTACGTCTTAAAGGTGGTCCGCCAGTTTTTCTTCTTTTAGTTGTTAAACCAGTTTTTTTCTTTTTACCGCCAGCATTTAGATAAGATCTTAAAGTGCTGTGTCCAGCTTTTTCAACTTGGTCTTTAGTAACCGTGCTGTATTTTTTACCTTTGTAATTAAAAGTTGAGTTAGGTCCTTTTTCTTTTCTAGCTTTTTTGAAAGCTTCGCCGAAAGTAGGATCTTTTTTACGCATTAAAGCTAGAGCTCCAGCGCCTAAAGCTGTACCAACAGCAGCTATCTTACCCAGTCTTCCAGGTAATTTTTTAGGAGTTGGTTTTTGAGTTGGGAGGTTTGTTTTGTTGGTTGATTTGTTAACTGGCTTTCTTTGAGATCCTCTGCTATTCAAAGATTTTGTTAAAGGTTTTGTTAAAGGTTTTTTTAAAGGCTTCTTTAACCTGTCGGCTGCAGTTTGTCTTCTTTGTTGAACTCTTTTTACTGAACCTGGTTTAGGATTTCTTTTCCTAGCGGCTGGACTGTTAACAGTTTTCTTTACTTTATTTGTTGCTTTTGTTACAGACTTTGTTGTAATTTTTTTTGCAGGTTTTTTTGTAATTCTAGCCATAATCTTTTAATCCTCTAGTAATAAACTTTATTCGTGAAGTCATTATCTTCCATAATTTCATCCGAATCAAGCGAGATGAAATTACCTTGACGAAATCTCATTAAAGCTTGTGTCATGGAATCTACCAAGTCATCGTGTTCACTAAACGGAAACGCAGCACATTCTTCAATAAGTTCATCGGCAAAGCCCATCTCTGGTGCCCAGACCATACCCGATTCAAACATCGGTGCTACCGAGTGCATTCTAGTAACTTTATCGTTACCTCGCGAGGGTCGGAAGTTAATTACAGGTATGCCCATCATTCTCAGCTCTTGAGTCAAAGGAGTCCCACTCGATTGAGCCTCAATCAAGACCATGTCGGGACTCCAGATTTGGTATTCGTCGTAGGCGATTCCCTTGAGTTCTGGAAAATCCCAACGACCTTTTTTAGAATCCAAAAGAATTATTGAATCCGGGGCGTCATCACTCGGACGAAACACACCCCAAGTAGTAATCGCTGAATAGTCAGCCGATTCTTTTTTCGAGAAAGCGGTATCGTAAGATTGAATAATATAATCAACTGGTGGCGGTTCTTCATCTTCCCAGATATTCCACCACTCACGTCTAACAATGGCGCCCTCTTCACTGGTTGGATTCTGCATATATTGAGCATTCCACTTAGCTACTGGAATAGAAGCTTTGACAGCTTCCAATTCTTCGATCTTCCAATATTCAGGCCAAAGTGGTTCGCCAGAATCCATAATCGCTGGCAACTCTAGTACTTCCCATTGGTCAGCACTATCTTCGGACATACGTTTAATCAATTTAGCAGTAAGATCGATGGTACTCCAACGCGTCATGACTATGACGATTGAGCCTCCCGGCTGTAATCTTTGTCGCGGTCCAGAAGAATACCACTCCCAAGCATTCTCTAAAGCCGACGGCGACATAGCATCTTGCTCTGAATGTGGGTCATCGATGATTAACAAGTCGGCACCACGCCCAGTAATAGCTCCACCCACACCTGCCGCAAAGTATTCGCCACCTTTATTGGTTTCCCATCGCCCAGCTGATTTGGAATCGGCAGATAAACCAAAATCATCAAATAATTGTTTATATTCGTTCTGATCCATAAGGTTCCTTACCTTTCTACCAAATCTCACAGATAATTCCGCGGTGTGCGTGGTCTGCATGATCTTGGTATTTGGTTTGAGTCCCATAAACCAAGAGGGGAAGTAGACTGAAGCGAACTCAGACTTGGTATGTCTGGGTGGCATATTGACAATTAATCTTTTAATTTTGCCTTTCGCAACATCTTCTAGCTTTTGCGCGAATAATCGGTGGTGCTCCCCTTCGATAAACTCAGGCCAGACGTGTTTTATATAGCCTAAAAAGGAGTCTCTTGATTCTGATTTAGCATCTATAATTTTCAGACGATCTTGAATCATTAAGATTTCTTTTATCGTCTCGTCATTTAAGTGATCTAATTTCATTTTCAATATTCTATCTTAGATT